TTATGAAGGCCAGCGAGCGAAAAAGTTATGATTTTTGAATTAAAAAGTGTTTCCACTCATATGCGACCTAAGTCGCAAATGAGAAGAAAACAAAAACTTCAAAAGTAACTTAGTGCTGCATGACAGACTTTAAAAACTACGTGATAAACGTAGACAATCCCGACCATAACGGGGTTTGTTTTATGCGATAAAATGATAATTACCCAGAACACACGTCTTTGTGTTCTCCGGCCTGCTTTATTAGGAGATGCGTCAAGCATACTTAGGCTCCTATATGTACCCGGCTACGTGGTACCTGGAATGGAAGCGTAATATTCCACCACAGGACAACACAACCACCACAAACAAGTGAAATCAACACCAGTTCCTGCATACGTAGTAACAGTCATAACTGAGGTTGAAGTGTTAGCTGTTTGTTGTTTCAAATTGACGGCTAATGTCGAACACTCTAAATCGGTTTGATCATATGTGTTACCCGCCATAGCTGCTGAAGGATCAGCAAAATTGAAATTCACACCACTCATTTGGGGCATGTTCCAAGAAACTGCTGCATTCGTCTGAGTATTCGTAAAAGCTGCTCCAGCACATCCTGGATTCAACTCATTGGACATATTGATGAATCTAGTTGCATTACTAGATGTTGCAGTACTATTCAAAGTGGCAAAAACACCGCCTCTGCGTTGAGTAGGAAATGTGGTGTCAGTGATTCTATTGACACGAACATCTCCCAGATAAGGAGTCAAATCTGAACCAATATTGGCAGAATAATTGACACCCCCACGAAAACCTCCATACATCGCAGTCACATAAGTGATAGGATGAGTAGGAGTGTAATTGAATGAGTAAGTTCCTGGAGGACTTCGAATTTTGTTGGCTGAAGACAATCCAATTGGATCATATCCAAAACTAGGTGGAAGTCGAGACAAAGATTTTACAAAAACAGCATATTTTGTTGCTGAACTACCATACGCTTGGGAAGTGTCATAAATTGACATTCTATGCAAAAGAGTACGCAAAGACACCACTTGTTCTCCAAAATTCAAAGCATAACGATGAGGATGTTTGGCACCAGTATCACCAAATTCTACTGTAGAAACAGTAGTATCAACTTTATCAGCTGATTGAACAGTGAAAAAAGAAGGTGGTGGCGTGGTACTACTCTCTCCGAGATGACTTGCAGGATTACACAATTCAAAATTATCACCTGCCGAAACAGAGATCAAGAATTTCAAATCTTGTGGAGCTACTGGTGACATCAAAGGTGTCAACACTGTGACACTCAACAAACCATTGTCATAGGCTTCATTAACAGGCAAAGCCGCACCAGTTGTATAATTGATGCGTGAAATGCCTCGTGTTCTCAACCAAGCATATGCTTGATGAAAAGGTACACGCAATGAAGCCTTGTTGTTCTCACCAATATCCAAAATAGTGGTAAAAACCACATTTTCAGGTAGAGCAGTTGCACCAGAAGTTCCCAAAGGATCCCATGTAATTTTGAGACGACCTTTGTGAAATTTTGTGCAAACAACATCAAAATCAAACACAATATCACCACGCCAATGTGTGAACATCATACCCACATAAGACATGGGTGTGTGGTAAACTTGTGTAGACTGAAGAACAAAGCCCGCATCAAGCAAATAATTAGCACCGAAAAGCATCGGAGAAACATTTGCATTGAAGAGTACCTTACCAACAATATCGGTAGTGGACCAAGAAACAGCATTGGATAACAATGATTTTTTGGACGCAATATACCGAATTGACATTTCATCTGTTGAATCTAAACCATGTAGCGTAGGATCAATAGATAGTTCCTGTTTAGGATCTAAAGTCAATTTCTGGATAGGTGCTCCTATTTCACTCGATGAAATATGAGGCCCAGGCATTGGAATTCGCGCAGGAACATCTTTGATGACTGGTGTGTTGGTAAAACCAAACAAACTTGCAATTCCAGCAACTGCTCCGGCTCCAATAGTTGTAGCTCTCGCAAACTTACCTATAATAGGCAATTCCTCAAAATTTGAAGACATTGAAGCTATCGCAGAAGCCACACTTGAAACTGGTC